CGTTAGACATTCGTATTCTGAAATCGCCCCGACTTTTACCACTGCCAAACTGCCTACGCAACGCATCTGCTACATCTGTGGATACCTGTTGAATGGTTTCCTCAGTCATAGCACTTTCGCCACGAACCGCATCAGTCATGTACTGATGCAGTGTTAGTTCAGCGGGGTGGTTCATTATGCAGCATCCTCTTCGTCAATCTCAATGTCAACGATACCGTCTACCACATCTACATCGTCATCACTCATGCGTTCAGTCGCTTTTTCCGACCAAGAGTTAAGAATGTAACTGTTGTAGTTCTCTACCCAAGAAAGGAAGTTAGCAAACAAGTCGTGCTGATCCTTTTCCAACTCCAGAACATTCGTTACGTCAAGAGATGCTAAAGGTACGTAGTAGGATGCACCTGTCGGAATCTTACGCTCATCCGATTTTAAGTTAATGTTGTGATTAACTGGAAGAAGTGACATCTTTGCTAACGTGGCAAAGCTTTTGCCTAACTCCGCAAATGCATCCTTGTTGTCAATCTCCCACACAACTGGTGTGTCGGGTACTTCTACTGCATTACCTTTATCATCAGTTGGATTAATCATCTCGACAGTACCAAGCACGACACGAACACGCTTAATAGATTTAAGCAGTTCTTGCATCTTCTCTGGTAATGCCTTGAAGTCCTTGATGTAACCAGCAGGCTTTCCACAGTTAAAGCCACCATCATTATCCTTCAGATCAGATTGAAGTTTAGCATCAGTAGTCATCAGACTTTTGATGTAACGATTAGGACTTTTTCCTGAAGCCTGAACAAAACGCTTGTACATGAAGCGTTGCAAGAATGGACGCAGTGTAATCTCTGAAGCGTAGTAAGTCGGGCCATCTGGGATTTCCATCTTGTATGCGCCTGCTTCTACAACCTCAACATTAACCTTCTTACCATTAACTTCGGCTGGCCCCATAATTGGGGAATGATGAATGCGTAGACGTGCTAAAGAACTGCTAGAAGAACCCGTTTGTTTTTCATTGGCAATACCCATAGCCTCTGCCATAGCTGCGTAGTTGTTTGTATCAATAGTCGTAAGTTGTGACATATATTTCTCCTTTCATAAAAACAATGAGACATAGTTATATCATGCTACGTCTTTAACGTCAAGCCAATTCGGGCCTATTTTTGCCTCTAATAATAGAGGAACATTAAACTCCACACCCCATCGTAGGGTTATAAGTTCAAGTAGTTTATTATTAGTATCTTCTATGACGTTGATAACCTGATCTTCTTCATCAGGATGTACATCAATAACGATACTGTCGTGAACAGAATTTACTATACATGATTGCATACCCTTTAGCAAGTCATCAATGTGCAATAATGCAATCGGAACAATATCCGCTGTAGCGAATGACTGCACAGGATAATTTTTAATCTGTGTAAAGTGTGACACACGCCCACTAGCTTTACGCACCACATCGGGGAACGCAAACTCACGACCACTAGGCGTGGTTATTTTTTGTGTTTCTATAGCTTCTTTAGCCAGTCGGGAATGCCAAGCTGCAACCCCTTTGTACTTGCTGTTGAAGTGTTCGTAGTACGCTGCTTCCGCTTTTGTTCTGCCGAAGCCTGTCGCACCGTAGAGTGGCGCAAACGTGTGAGCCTTCGCATCTTGGCGAGACGTAGGCTGACCAGCATCGGTAATAACTTTAGCGGTATATGAGTGTACATCAAACCCAGTAGATACTTCTTCAATTGCTACCTCATCTTGTGATAAGTAAGCGGCAGCACGGAACTCAAGCTGTGCAAAGTCAGCTTCCATTACCTTGCCGCCATCGAATCGTGACACAAATACTTTCTTCACAGGGAACGTACCGCCACGTGGCATGTTCTGCATATTAGGATTAGCCCCACTGAAACGACCAGTAGAGGTGCGATGTTGCAGTAGACTGACATGAAGCATACCATCTTGCTTAGTATAATTACGTATACCCTCAACAAAAGAAGATAAGTATGTATCTACTGCACTGAGCCTACGTACTTTATACAAGAAGTCTACAGCATCGTCCATGCCTCTGGTCTTGGCACCAGCCTCAAGCAGTTCAAGGTTTTGCTTGCTAGTGCTGAAACCATTTGCACTTAACCACTTAGATGAAGGCGGCTTGAACTTGAAACCTGCTAATGTGTCAGAAGGTATAAACAAGAAGCCCTCAGTATTGCAGTCAGGACACCTGCTAGGTTTAGCAAAGGGTTCACCATTCTTTTTAGTCTTACGTATGTAACCTGTACCACCACATGCCCCGCATTGTTTTGCTACAGTCTTGTATAGTCGTTCTGTACCATATGAAACCATGCTGCGAAACTCTACATCACCCATGTAGGGGTCAATCTTACTAGACCAATCAGCCTTATCAATTACCTTCCTACCATAGATAACCCAGCCTAACTGTTCTGGGCTGTTGAGATTGATGGGTGTATCTCCCATTACATTACGAACGTGGGACTGCAATGCCTTCTCTAACATATCACGCTCCTGCTCAAACTCAGTACGTACCTCGTCTAGCTTAGATAAGTCAACAGCGAAGCCACGCTGATAGATACGTGCAAGTGTGACACATACCTGATTAGTAAGATCAACTGTACCACGCAAGCCGCTGTCGGCAGGTGTATTCAAACGATACATCAGCTTATCTGATAGCTGCTGAGTAGCGTGAAGGTCAGCAGACAGGTAATCACTCAACTCACCATGCGGTATGTCACGTGTGCTGTAGCCTTTTCTGAAATACTCCTTCAGTGTATCTTGCTTCTTAGTCTCCAACTCGTAGCGTTCTGCACAAGCTTCAAGAGACAGAGGCTCTTTGTTACCACGCTGCAGTACATACTCAGCAAGCATCGTGTCAAAGACTGTCCCATCATAAGTGAAACCAGACTCCCACAGCCATAACAAGTCGTAGGCGGCATTGTGACAGATAAGAACGGTTGTCTTATCTAACCACTCTTGTACGACAGTGTGTCCAAAGTCATCTGCTTCTACCTCGCTATGGTCAAACGTAATGATACGCTCAACACCTTGGTCATTCAACATACCCACCATAGTCAGTGAGTTATTAGGCTCAAATGGGTCAAGATGCATCTTACCGTCTCTAGTTGTTGTTGTATTCTCTACATCAAGTGTTAGCTTCATGCTGTATACCTCGCTGTTTTGTACTCAAGTTCACAGTGTACCACACCATGCCAACCTGACAACTTATTTTTTACTACGTTCAAATGACGCTGTGTGTCCTCTTCTTCTTGCCCATCTACTACAGGGTTCTTAGCAATCAGAACCATCAGGTCAGCTTCAGCAGCCTTACCTGTACGTGAGCCTTCCATCATTGACTGGTTCAACAGAACCTTGCCCTCTGCCTCTGCAGATAGCTGAGACATATAGAAGATAGCACACTCATGCTGCTTGGCAATCTGCCTAGCATGTACTGCGTTAGCCTTGAGTGATTCATCTTGTCTGGCGAAACCGCCTTTGGCAAACTTATCACCCATGTCAAGCAGAACAATGTCAGGCTTATAGGACTTACAAATAGACTCCACCCAATTCATGTCACGACCAGTTGCGTCCTTAATCTTGATGCGGTTCTTTACTGGCTCATACAATTCACGTGCCTTGGCAGGGTTAGCTTTGATCTCCTGCATAGTCATGCCTGTGGCAGCAGTCAGGTATCTAGCACCCACACGGTGGTAGCCTTCCTCGTTACACAAGACAATGCAATTAGCACCTTGCTGGGCAAAGCCCCCCGGACTTGCAATCAAGCTTGCGTGGAAAGATGTCTTGCCAGTATTAGGTCTTGCGCCAATCTCAATCAAGTGACCATCGTTAACGCCCTCAACCTTACGTGTGAGGCTTGAGATATTGAATGTCCAACGTGCTTCTAGGTCATTGCGTGATAGTAGTGTGTCCATATCAATGTCATCCCACTCAATGTTTAGATCAGGCGTGAAGTCATCACCGTACTGTTCAAGCAGCATACGCAATGGCTCAAGGCTAGACTTGTCACCATTCACATAATCAAAACCAAGATTGGCAATGTCCTCACCGACAACCTGTTGAAACAGTTTGGACAATACTTCTTGTGCTACATCCCCACCCATAGCCTGTTCAGCTTTGATCTTATGGAACAAGGCAGAGTATGCCTGCTTCTGTGCAGTGGTTAAAGTAGGATTGTTAGACATAAACAATGCCTCAATCTCATCAGGTGTTACAGTACGCTCATAACGATCCATAGCAGTATCAATAGCCTGCTTAATCTTGCGAACATCCTTACTAAACAAACGATCAGGACAACGTGCGCCACGATGGTCTTCGTAGAACTCTTTATCCATTAAACTTCTAATCAGTGATAATTCCATTTAAATTCTCCATATCTGTCGGGTTACGATATTTCAAGTCATCTATTAACTTGAGTACACGAACATCGTTTACGTGTCCTCGTAGTTCCTTCGCCATCTGTAATGTCTTCGGTAGCGCATCGGGGTCTAACGCTATGATTGCTGTTGAGAACTGTGCGAGATACCCTTTATGCGCATCTTGAAGAGATGTCCCAAGAAGCGCAACCCCGACAAAGGAACCGTAACCAACAACGGCTGCACTCACACAGTCCTCAACAACTATTGCGACTTTACCACAACCATATGTGTATGGCAAGCCACTTTTTCCGTATCTTTTCCATTTAGGTAGACGCTTACCGATAGCACGGCCTGTCGCATCTACAATCTTTCCATCATGTACGACAGGAAACACAACCCTGTCATCCTTCACATCATACATCACGCCCAACTCATCGGGGTCTAGCTTGTAGCGGAAGCAGAAGTTCAGTACGCTACGCTTATCCCTGTGTGGCACGATGTAACTAGGTAACTCAAATGCCTCATCAGCGAACTTCTCTGCACCAGCAAAGCCTGCACGTATGTCATCCACAGACAGATGTACCCGTGTGCCACCACTAACACGACAAGATACCTTGTAGCAATTCCATACAAGACTACCCATGTTGTTAGTCACAGTGAACGTCTTGATACCGCCACACTCAGGACAGTTCATACGTTTAGTATCTCCATTAGATAAGTGTAAATCACTTACTATATTATATATATAATTCATATTATATCACTTTCCTTTGCGGCAGTTAGATGCTTTTACCATGTATTTTTCTAGCTGTCAATGCATTATTTGCAGATGCATACGTATTTTTTAGGTACGGTTTAACTGATTGTGGGTTAGCATGTCCTGTAACCGACATGATTTGTCCCATAC